ACGACTCCACCGTCAAGGCGCTGCGCAAGATCAAGGATGGCAACGGCAACTACATCTGGCAGCCGTCTGTTGTGGTTGGTCAGCCGGACACGATTCTCAACCGTCCGTATCGCACCTCGATCTACGCACCGGAGCTTGCCGCGGGCAACGTGCCGATCCTGTTCGGAGACTTTTCCTACTACTGGATTGCCGACAGACAGGGACGTTCCTTCAAGCGCCTGTCCGAGCTCTACGCAGCGAACGGCCAGATCGGGTTCCTCGCGTCGGAACGTGTGGACGGCAAGCTGATCCTGCCGGAGGCCGTACGCGGTCTTTCCGTAAAATCTGCCTAAGTAACAAGGTAATTATCACGCAGTCGCTCTCGATCTGAATAAGGCTGGGAGCGGCTGTTTTTATGGAGGGATTCTCATGGAAGTAACGCTTGAGGAAGCAAAAACCTATCTGCGAGTCAGTTCTTCCGATGAGGACGAGCTGATTTCAAACCTGATAACCACAGCGACTGCGACCGTGCAGGACATCGCCCGCTATTCCGACGAGGAATGGGAATCAAGCGAGGAGACAATCCTCATCCGCATGCGTATCGCCATCCTCTACACCGTGGCGTACCTGTACGAGCACCGCGAGGACGCGGACCACAATCAGCTGAACCTGACGCTTAGAGCTTTGCTGTTCGGCGTGCGCAAGGAGGGATTCTGATGAAGATAGCCAACATGCGCGTGCCGGTCACGTTCCAGAAAAACGAGGTGACCTCAGACAAGTACGGCAATCACACCGCGACGTGGACGGACTACTTCAAGTGCTGGGCGACCGTCGGGACGGATTCATACGGCTCGGAGACCTCCGGCGAGGTGATCAACCCGGAGGAATCGCTCAACTTCACATGCCGATACTGTTCAGAGCTTGCCGCTGTGGAGTCCACGAAGTACCGGATTCTTGCCGAGGGCAAGGTCTACAACATCACCTACGTAAACCCTATGGGCTACAAGAAGAACACGCTGAAATTCAACTGCGCATTGGAGAAATCGAAATGAACGAGAAAGTTTCCATCGACGGCCTGCGCGACGCGGTCATGAAGGGCCTGCAGGAATACGCCGACCTTGCCACCGACGATATGAAGGACGCAGTCAGGGATACGGCGAAATCCGTCAGGAAGGACATCCAGTCCGGCGCTCCCGTTCGCACCGGCAAATACAAGAAATCATGGTCGGTCAAGACGGTCAGCGAGGACGCGGACTCCATTGACCTTGTCGTGCATTCGAGAAACCGCTACCAGATCGCCCACCTTCTGGAGCATGGCCACGCCAAGCGCGGCGGAGGACGTGTCGCGGCTCGTCCGCATATCGCTCCCGCGGAACAGGCTGGCAACGAGAAGCTGGTGAAGGAAATCCAGCAAAAGCTGAAAGGATGACGCCTATGAGCTGCGACGACATAGTAACCATGCTCGAGGAATCAGGTCTTCCCATCGCCTACGACCACTTCGCGGAGGGCGAGTCTCCGGACCCGCCGTTTATCTGCTTCCTGTTTCCGGGAACGGACAACATGTTCGCGGACAACGTGGTCTGGGAACGGATCGATGAGCTGAACATCGAGCTTTACACGGACAAGAAGGACCCGGACATCGAGTCGAAAATCGAGGACATTCTGACCGCACACGAGCTTCCCTACGAGAAGTCGGAGGTCTGGATCGAGGACGAGAAGATGTACGAGGTGCTTTACCAAACACAGATTATTGGAGGTTAACGATTATGGCTACTAACAAGAAAAACAAGGTCAAATTCGGCCTGAAGAACTGCCACTACGCCATCGCGACGCTCGCCGAGGACGGAACCGTCACGTTCGGCACGCCCGTGGCGATGCCCGGCGCGGTTTCACTGTCGCTTGACGCGGAGGGCGACAACGAGCCGTTCTACGCCGACGATACGGTTTATTACATGGTCAGCAACAACAACGGCTATTCCGGCGACTTCGAGCTGGCGCTCATCCCGGAAAGTTTCCTTACAGACGTGATGCACGAAACCGAGGACGCGAACGGCGTCATCGCCGAGAACAAGGACGTAGAGCCGGAGCATTTCGCGCTGCTGTTCGAGTTTTCCGGCGACCAGAGGAAGATCCGCCACTGCATGTACTACTGCTCGGCTACCCGTCCATCTGTCAGCGGTCAGACGAAGGAGGACTCGACCGAGGTGCAGACTGACACGCTGTCCATCACGGTATCGCCTCTGCCTTCCGGCCTTGTGAAGGTCAAGACCGGAACGAACACCACAGACTCGGTTTACAACGCCTGGTACGACAAGGTCTACGAGCCGAGCGACACGGCAAGCACCTCGTCCGGCGCGAAGGCGAACACCTCGTATTCAACGGAGGAGGAGTAAGCGATGGCGGTGACGAAGATAATAGAAATTGACGGTCAGGAAGTCACGTTCCGTGCCTCCGCCGCTATTCCAAGACTCTACCGGAACAAGTTTCACCGGGACATCTACCGGGACCTGAACGAGCTGCAGAAAGGCATCAGCGAGAACGACGAGGAGAATTCCAGCCTGGATACATTCAGTCTGGAGCTGTTCGAGAACATCGCGTGGCTGATGGCAAAGCACGCCGATAAAGACGTGCCGGATTCTCCAGAGGAATGGCTCGACGGCTTCAACACCTTCTCGATTTACGAGGTACTCCCGCAGATCATCGAGCTGTGGGGAATCAATACGGAACAGCAGGTTCAGTCTAAAAAAAACATCGTGCGACAGAGCGGGAAATGACAACCCCGCTCTTTCTCTTGCGCTGCGTACAGATCGGACTGCATATCAGTGAATTGGATCTTCTGACCATTGGCACGGTCAACGACATGTACGCGGAGATGAGCAACGACGACTGGGACTACCCGGAAATCGCGACACAGGAAATGATGGACAGATTCTAACCCACCCCAACGAGCTGCGCTCGCCGGGGACCCCGAGGACAGGAAGGAGGAATCCGCATGGCAAACAGAATCAAGGGCATCACCGTCGAGATTGGCGGCGACACCACCAAACTGACCGAATCGCTCAAATCGGTCGACAAGCAGATATCGAATACGCAGAAAAGCCTGCGGGACGTGAACAAGCTCCTGAAGCTCGATCCCGGCAACACGGAACTCCTCTCCCAGAAGCAGAAAGGACTCCAGACCGAAATCGCCGCCACCAAGGAGCGCCTCGAAGCGCTCAAGGAAGCGGCAAAGCAGGCGGACGCCGCTCTCGCAAACGGCGACATGAGCCAATCGCAATATGACGCTCTTCAGCGTGAAATTGTCGAGACCGAACAGGACCTCAAGAGCCTGACCAAGGAATACGAGAACTTCGGCTCCGTCTCCGCGCAGAAGATCGCGGTTGCCGGTGAGAAGGTCAAGTCTGTCGGCGAGAGCCTATCGAGCGCCGGGACGAAAATGACGATGGGCTTCACCGCGCCCGTCGTGGCAGGTGCAACCGCGGCTGTCACCGCGTACGGCGATGTGGACAAGCAGTTCAACCTCGTCAAGCAGACAATGGGAGATACGGCGAACTCCGCCGAGGACTTCGAGGGCTTGTGGGACCAGATCGGCACATCCGCGAAAAACTCAGTCTATGGCATGCAGGATGCAGCGGACGCTACATTGAATTTCGCCCGTCAGGGATTCACGGCAAAAGAAGCGACCGACATGCTGACACCAGCCATGAACCTCGCTGCAGGAACCGGCACGGATCTTTCCGAAACCACCTCCGGACTTGGCAACGCCATGAAAATGTTCGGCGCGGACTCCTCGGAAGCCGCGAACTACGCCGACGTTCTCGCCAAAGCACAGGCGCAGGCTAACACCACTACATCGGAGTTGTTCGAGGCGATGTCCGTCGCAGGGCCTATCTGCAAAACCGTCGGATGGGACGTGAAGGACCTCGCGACGATTACCGATGTGTTCGGCAACGCCGGTATTTCCGGCAGTGAAGGCGCGAACGCTCTGAAAACAGGACTCGCGCGTCTCGCTTCTCCCGCCAAGGAAGGCGCGACGGCGATGGATCAGCTCGGGCTTTCCACCGGGCAGACCTACGCCATCTTCAACGAGAACGGCACGCTCAAGGACATGCCGACTGTGCTGGCGAACCTGAACTCCGCTTTTTCCGGACTTACCGATCAGGAAAAGCTCGAGGCCGCGGCTAACATCTTCGGCAAAAACCAGATGTCCAAATGGCTGACGCTGATCCAGACCTCACCCTCAGAAGTGTCCTCGCTCCGGGACGCGCTCGACGACTGCGGCGGCTCGGCAGAGAACATGTCGAATGCCCTGATGTCTGGCACAGGCGGCACAATCGAACAGCTCAAATCCACCTTCGACGTGCTCACCGTCACCATCGGTCAGGCAGTCGCACCGGCGTTCCAGAGCCTGATGGAGAAGATCATCGACGTGATGAACGCCATCATGGACATGGACCCGGCGACGCAGAAAATGATCCTGACCATCACGGCAATCGTAGCTGCCATCGGTCCTGTGCTGATTGTCGTCGGCAAGATGGCGACCGGCGTCGGAGCGCTGATGACACTCGCGCCGAAGATAGTATCCGCAATAGGTGTCGTGAAAACAGGAATTACAGGATTGAATGCGGCAATGGCGGCAAACCCGATAGGTCTCATCATCACGGCAATCGGACTGCTCGTCGCGGCATTTATTTACCTGTGGAACAACTGCGAGAGCTTCCGCAATTTCTGGATCAACCTCTGGGACAACATCAAGGAGGTCGCAGTAACTGTGTGGACAGCGATCAAGGACTTCTTCGTGACCATCTGGACAGCCATCAGCGGTGTATTCACCTCGGCAGTGAACGGCATCAGCAGCTTCCTGTCCGGTGCGTGGAACGGAATCCAGTCTGTCGTAACCACGGTGATGAATGCCATCAGCACGGTAATTCAGACCGTATGGAATGGAATCAAGACATTCTTCACCACTATTTTTACGGCAATACAGACGGTCGTCACGACTTATTTCAATATCTACAAGACGATTATCACGACGGTACTCACGGCTATTCAGACCGTGGTGACTACGATATGGAACGCCATAAAGACTGTAATTTCGACCGTCTGCACCGCTATCCAGACTGTGGTCACAACCGTATGGAACGCAATCAAGACCGCGATTACGACCGTGGTGAATGGCATCAAGACCGCTGTCACGACCGCGTGGAACGGAATCAAGACCGTCACCTCGACAGTATTCAATGGGATAAAGTATGTCGCGACCTCGGTCTGGAACGGCATAAAGTCTGCCGTAATGAGCGTCGTAAACGCAATGAAATCCGGAATCACCTCCGCATTTAATTCCATCAAGAGCACAATCAGCGGCATACTGAACGGCATAAAATCGACGTTCAGCTCCGTTTTCAATGGCATCTGGAGCTTCGTTTCAGGTATCGTCGGCAAGCTCAAGAATGTGTTCAACTTCCACTGGGAGCTGCCGAAAATCAAGCTCCCGCATTTCTCGGTTTCCGGCTCGTTTTCCCTGAATCCGCCGAGCATTCCGCACTTCTCCATCTCCTGGTACAAGAAGGCGATGGACGGCGGCATGATCCTGAAGGACGCGACCATCTTCGGGCAGTCCGGCGGCACGCTCCTCGGCGGCGGCGAAGCTGGCGACGAAGCCGTAGTCGGCGTGAATTCATTACGGAACATGATTAAAGAAGCCGTGAGCGAGACCGCCGGGAACAACGGCCCGCTCATCAATATCGAAACCATGAGTGTGAGAAGCGATGACGACATCCGGAAGATTTCTCAGCAGCTCAACACCCTGCTTGTCGGCAGCAGGCGCGCGAAAGGATCGGTGATCTAATGGGATTCAAATTCAACGGGAAAACGAGCCAGAGCTTCGGACTCGCCACCAGAATGACAAAAGAAAACCGCATGCCGGATTTCACCAACAACACGATCACCGTTCCCGGACGTGAGGGACTGTTCGACTTCGGAGAGACCATCGGCGAGCGAAAGATCGAAATATCCTGCTTCATTCCTCCCGGCAAAAGTGACGCAGACTTCCTCGCCCGCAAGGACGAAATCATCGCGTGGCTGAACCCGGACATCGGACTGTGCGACCTGATTCTCGACAAAGAGCCGAACCGCGTCTACCGGGCAAGGCTCGAGAGCGGATTCTCATTCGACAAGGTCGTGCGCAACTCCTGCACCTTCGACCTGACGTTTCTCTGTCCCGATCCGTATGCCTACGCGGAGAACGACGAGACGTTCGAGATTACCGAGGCCGGAACGTTCTCGCTGAATCGGACGCTCGGAAACGCCGACTCCCTGCCGGTTTACTCGCTTGTCGCCGATCTTGCCAAGGGCAAAAATGCTGTCGTTACGACCAATGGTAAGAGCCTCAAAATCGACGGCGTTCTTACCGAGGATGAAGTGCTTGTGATCGATTCCTCGCTCATGACGGCAAAGGTCACGGACTCAGACGGCAATACGCTGCGCAACGGACTGCCGCTTCTGGAAAATCTCGACTTCCCGGCGCTCAAGGTCGGCGCAAACACCATCACAATCGAAGCAGACAGCACCACGGAGACGACGGTTCAGACGCTCAGCACGCAGGACAAGTTCACCGGGCAGGTACCCGCATCATGGGGAACGGACGGTCTGTGGCGCTTCAATGAATCCGCGCCGGACTCCGACACCTGCCTTGCGGATTCTTCCGGGAAAAACCGAAAAGTGTCAATCAACAAGTGGAGCGGCACCACCGCGTCACTGCAAGCAGGACATCTCGGACGCTCGTTCCGCATGAACATCAACAACCCGTCGACCGAGCAGACATACCTGAAAGTCTCAAATGATGGAACTCTGTTCTCGAATATCGGAAAGACGATTGCTGTCGGCGGATGGTTCATGCCCACAACCTACTCGGTCGGGAACACTTTCTGCCCGCTGCTCAACACCCGGCAGGGAACCGGCAACCCGATATTCTACCTGTCGCTGCACTCCGGGAAACCTCGACTCATGCTGTACAACTCGTCCGGCACGCTGATCCTCGATCAGGATTTCACGCCGAGCATCACGCTGACCAACGGGCTATGGTACTTCATCGCAGCGGTCATCAAACCGGACAGTCATACCGCGCAGTATGTTCTTGGGAGCAGAAGCTCCGGAGAAGTATGGATATCCGACGCGGTCAGCTTTACGGGCGAGCTCAACCGATCCTGCATGGCCGACCTCATCTGGGGCATGCACGCGGAATCCTACTGGTACGCCGGAAACTTCGATGACTGGTTCCTCGACTGCGACTCCGACCTCACCGTGGACGATATCTCCCTGTGGTTCAGGGAATCCCTGTCCGCGAACGCCGCCGACTCCGACGCCATCGTGGACGGGCTCACGACAGAAGACGCCGTGACCCTGAAAGCCACGAGCGGCGCGTACCCATCGTCCGGGACGCTCACCACGGCGGCCGTCACCTACGGGATCGAAGGCACCTGCCTTGTCTCCGTGGACGCGGACCTGCCGGACGGGACCGGGATCGGCGTCGAGACCTCGACATCGGACGACCTCATGGCGTGGAGCGACTGGGCGGCGACCGGGGATGACGGAAGCGTCAAGTCCGCGGCGGGACAGTACATCCGCTTCCGGCTCACGCTCGCGACGACCGACACATCCACGACGCCGACCCTCAGAAGCATCAGCCTCTCCGTGCCGGGGGAATCGGCGTTCAGGAAACTCGTCATCAACGCGCACAGCAGATGGAGGTGACAGGAATGTCAGACCAGACAAGCCTTGTCGTCATGGACAAGGACGACAACCCGGAGGCCGTGCTCGAAAACGCCTACGACATCATCGCCACCGGCGAGATCAACGGCATCGACACGCTCGAATTCAACCTCCCGTTCCGCGACGGCAAACGGCGGCATCTCGAAAACGAAAAACAGATCTCCGT